ACTTTTAGCCATTGACTCATCGTTTGATGATAATGCGTCGGTTGTTTCTTTTACAACGCTCTTCAACCCAGGGGTATCGACGAGTGTTGTGAAATCTGGTAAAGCAAGTTTTTCAATGGTTTTAGGAATAATTTCGCTTACCACAACGGCATCAACACCCAAAACATTCTTTGTAAACTCCTTCTCGACGTAATCTGTTGGAGTACCCAAAGAATCCGAAACCGGTTTTATAACTTCTTTTGCTGTTGCCTCAACATAAGAGAACAAAATTTCTTCTACAATATTTTTAGCAAAAACTTTTGCTGCTGCTTCTACAACACCCGAGTAGATTTCTCTCAAGAACACAAGGTCTGTAGAAATCGCTCTGTATGACTCGAGAATGTCTCTAATGCTATAGAAGTTCTGTTTGTTTAGCTGGAAGAAATACTTCATACCAGCAGGATGGAACTGATTTAGAATTTGAGCTACTTCTTTTTCTGACTTTGTTGTCTCGATGAGATAAGAGAATAGTTGGTAGAAGTAGTTGTCCTGCAGTCGAGACTCGTTGTTGGATATCTGACTATCATCGTTGACGTAATAACCCTTGGTCTTTATTACGTCCGCGCGGTCAAAGAACAATACCGCGCGGGAGTCAACCCATTCCTCAAAGGTAAGTTCCGAGAAATTATATGATATGCTGTTCGTTTCTGTTGTGGAGACAGAAATCACAGAAGCAAAAGGATTGATGATTGAGTACAGTACACCAGCATAAGAAGGAGGGCTTGCGGGATTGATTGTTTCTACCAAAGACTTTAGCTTGGGTAGAAGAATTGTCTCTATGTGTGTCTTTTGCTGTGTCGTTACGTTATCAGGATTAGCAGCGTATTTTGATAAAAGAATAGAGTCGGAGGTGGTTACCGTTCCTGTTTGGTTTATATCGCCTATCTTCCAACCCGATTGAACAATGTCAAACAATGTTTTTTCCGGTTGATTTCCCTGTGAAGCTTGCAAGATTCCTTCGCCAAGAGCTGCATAATCAATTGCATTTTTCTCGCCGTATATTCCCTCTGTTACGCCCTGTGTGTAATCACTCATTGTAACAAGGTGGCTATATGCGGTTGGTGCTCCGGTTGTGGGATTCACCGCAGTTACCACTGTAGTCACATTATAAGAGGATTGATCAGACGGTTTGACTGGATACGGAGAGATGACGATAGCAAGATTCTCATCATGTGAGAACCCGTACTCAAGAATTTCAACTCTTACCAAACCACCCTGATCGTCTATTTCCAATACGCGGGCAATTGTGTTCTTTACGGAACCAGGAATAGTAATAACCTGCCCCTTTTGCCAGTTCTTGCCGGGTTTTTCTATTCTCAGATTTTGGGTACTTGTGTTATGCACGCCCGTGAATATAACAGTACCATCCTCGCCTGTTATATCAATCTGCTGCCCACGAACTACTTGCAGTTTAGAATATGATTTGAAAAATATTCTAATTCTCTTATTTGCTTCAACTTCAACATATGATATAGTGGGTGTAAATCTACCAAACTTGTTCTCAATAACCAAACGAGATACTTCGGGAACAATGTTGTTGATATTAAGAGTAGAGTAAATGTAATCATTGAAAGAGGGATTGGCAACTAACGCGGGTATTAGTGTCTGTTCAATATGTGTCTTTTGCGTGGGAGTTACATTTTCTGGATTCAAACTATACTTGTTTATTGCAAGTGCGTCATCAGAAGTTATCGTACCACTTCTGTTTACATCACCAATTTTGAAACCACCGCTCAGAGTATCAAACAAACCTTTATATGGTTGTATTTGAACTGATGCACGAAGAATATCAGCAGATACTTTATCCCAATTAATTTGCGACAGGGTAATTGCATTGTACTGAAACCACTTACCATCGGATGCCCTGAGTATCTGTGAACCCGGTTGTCTTATAATGATTGAATCGTTGAAGAATAGTTTGAACAGCAATTTGATACTATCCAAATTTCCCTTTCTGCTATACAGTTCACGAATAGTGTTTATTAGTTTTCGTTCGTTAATAACAGAATTGGGAAAGTTCTTTAATAGTTCACGTCGTAGAAATACTAACAGAGAAGAAGACGTGTTGTCTGCATCTCTCAGGGACTCAATCTTTATATTGTAGTTGTTAGATACGAAAGTATAGTATGCTTTCAAAAACTCAACAAACTTCGGATAATCATTTGCAATGAATTCCGGTAATTGGCTTCTAACCAATAGTTGAGTTTTATTTGTTCCTGTTGACATTTTATACTTGGGTGAAGTTATAAGCGGTCTTTAGCTGACCATTTAGGTTACCATCAGCGATTACATTTATAGACAAATTATTTAGATTCAACCGTACAATCTTATTATTAAAGGAAACTACGTCGGGAGATGTTGGTACTAGGGTAAATACAACACCATTACCAATAACAGAGTTTATGGTAAGTGCATTTAGTGTAAATGAGCCCATTTCGTGATTAACGCTGCCAACTACTCTGATATTACGTCTAACACCCGACTCGATAGTAAACAAAACTAAACTATCTGTTTCTGTGTCATCAATATAACATACAGTTGTTGCTTCTGAACAATAAAAACCCGAGCTCTTTAAAGAACCAATTCTGGAAAGTATTGGATTTCTAAGTTTTACGATATAGTTTGTCTTCTGATTGAATACTGCGCTTAGAGCATACGAAAGAGTTAGTTTTGGAATTACGTTTACGATTGAACGATCGGCTTCTTCGGCAGTTCTTATCAATACTGAATTTCTAATAATTGAGTCAAATTTTGCTAATGTGTTTTCGTTATACAAAGCATATGCCGATGCAATATCCGATGCCAATACAGCGGGTGTTTTATTTGTTAGTGTTTGATCATAGTATACGTTGGCTTCGAGGTTTACGTCAATGTACTCTGCATCAACGTACTCTATTTGCACTGTTGCTATTTTGAATGTGGAGATAGAATTGGTGACGTCATTCTTTTGTTCTGTTGACAGTGTTCTGCCATCAGGGGTAACCGCGGAAATGAACACCTTACCGTATACTGGGGGGTCATTATTCTCGCCACCCCAAACGATTAGATCGCCAATAGTTGCCATCTTTGACTTTAGCAATACTTTGTAATCGTCTACTGTTACGGCGCGGTTTTGTGCCGCGTAGAAGTTAGGTGCATTAAAACGAATTTCGTCAGTAGTCTCGGGGTCTCTTCCATTGGACACAGGAGCAAGAACAGTTGTTGTTATCGCCATTGAGCCCAGAATTGCGGAACCACCATAGGACAAAACACGTATTCTATTTGGTATTTGACCACTTGATACTATGTACTCAACAGTAATGATGTTGCCGGGAACAAGAGCATTGCCCAGAATGTTGTCACCAAATTCAAGTTGATGGAATCCGCCCTCAATTTCCTTTAGAAAGTACACCGTGGTGTCAAATTCAACCAATGAAATATCATCGGCAGGGGTGTAAATTGTTGTGGTATTATTAGACGATGACTGCTGTACGTAAACCTTCAACGTTGATGTGTCAACGTTATTGTTTGGAATGGTGTATTTGTTTTGGGCGCTGTACTGAAACGTATTTCTTAGGGGTGTTCCCTCACGTAGCAAAATTTGATTGAAGGCATACGACTGGGTAGTTGCGTTATACGCCGCGGTTACATCGTCGTCAGTGTAAAAATTGTATCTTACACCATCTTTGATACCAAAGAAGGGCAATTTTCCGGGTAGTGTTAGAAACGGAGGAGTTGTGTTTGTACCAGTTACAGTAAAGTTGATTGTGGTAGTTGCGCATGTTGCAGAACGAGGACGATAACCAATAGAACGAGCAAGTGATACCACGGAGTCTCTTTTACTTGCGGAATCCAGAAACACTTCATTCAATGCAAAATTGGTGTACATTGCATTGTAATGAGTATTGTAGGCTAGAATGTCAAGGATGACAGATAGATTACTACCCTCAAAGTCGTAATCGCTGAAGGTTGCTTGCCCCTGCAAGAATGATTTCAGATTCTGTTTGATCTGATCGAACTCAAGTTCCGAAACTCTAATTCTATTATTTGCCATTATCTGGTCCTGTCTAGAGTTAGCTCTACTGTTATTGGTCTCTGTGTGTTTCTGATTCTAAACACTATTCTAACAAACATCTCGTTGGCATCGGTGTTGAATTTCGCTTCAACGTCAATGATCTCCACTCTGGGTTCAAAGTTGTTTATTACGTCGATTATTTCTTGTCTTGCAATTGCAACAATTGCCGGTGTTGCATGCTCAAAAAGCATGTTGTTTACATTGGACCCAATTTCACTATGGAAAGGTCGCTCATAGTGCTTTGTCAAAATAAGATTTTTGACGGAATTCTTTATTGCATTGTCGTCATACTTCGCAAAGATATCCTTTGTTACAGGATTCTTCTCAAAAGACAAATCTATGTCACTGAATAATCGGGTGTTTTTAGCCATAATTATATTTATGCCACCCTACTGAATGTTCCGATGTCGCTCACGCGCTTGTGGTTGTTCATAGTGAAAACTTGTTGGCGATTGTTGGTTGTAGTGAAACTGATGTGAATCCAGCCGTTTCCACCCGGTGTTAGGTACTCCAATAGCATCTGATCGTGTGGAATAATTTGTTGTAGTTCCAATGCTCGTGTGTACAAATCTGCTCGTGTTAAACCCGGGAACGAAACATCCACTGCTTGCCCGCGATTGTGCTGGCTGCTAGTGTTTTCTAATCTCAAACCCGAATTGATACGCATGTTGGGATACTTTTCCTTTAGCGGATCAAGGACATTCTCGCACAGCGCCTTGAGATTACAGAAGATTTCGTCGGCACGTAGTCCAACATTGTCTTTAATTTTTCTTGAACCACCGTCAGTAAGATCACCCACAGTAAAATACTTGCTCAGTTTCATACTGGGCTCAAAATCTTTCTTGCCCTCGGGAATACCGCAAGGACCAAGTTTTTCTTCCACGTTATTCTTCTCCACTTTTGCTGTTTCTTCTATTGCTGGTTTGGCTTCAAGTTCTTCTTTAGTGGCTGTGGCATTGGCTATTCTTTCATTCTTATATGCCTCAACTTGTGCCGGTGTTCCATCATCTGGCGTTTCGTATACAGTGCCCGCCTCTTCTTTTCGTGTGTTTACTGTTAGGGGGCTTATTTCCGCATCAGTGCCACCAATGCTGCTTATTGTGGGAAGACTCTGTGCAACACCCGAGTTTAGATCCACCCGAGAAGCATCTGCTGCCCAGTTTCCACTTGCGTGCATGTTGATGTTACCCCCGGCATGGAAATTCATGTTTCCGCCGGAAGTAATATCAAGATTGCCCGCTACGTTCAATTTTGCATTGCTGTGTAGATTTATTGTAGTGGTACCATGAACTTCAAGATCAAGTGTATTTTCTACTCTAAGAGTCTTGGCACCGTTTACTGTTACGTTAACGTTACCCACTACATGAACGTATCCGTTTCGTTCAAAGATTTCGTATGAATCACCAACTACTCTGTTTACCCGAGTTCCATTGTGGTCTATCTCCATGAACGTACCCTTGGTGTGGTACAAATGAACTCGTTCTCTATCTTTGGTGTCGTCGAATTCAAACACATGACCCGACTCACTCTGCCACACATTGTTGAATGGATATTTTGCATTATAGGGAGTTGGAGATTGATCCCATGTTCCTTTTCCATTCGCCATTGTTACACCCTTGTGCTCGGCAAGTTCTTTGGTGTAAACTATGGTGTTTCGTATCTTCTGATGTCTTGCCAGGCGATTTGTGTCGGGCTCATCGTAGTGGGTCTCTAGAGGATACTTCTTATTTGGATCAACAAAACCGGTTTCGCCCGTGAACAAACCACGAGAAATTTCTGTGGTTGTTGTACCTGTTTGTGCTTGTTGTGTTTCCTGTTCTTGTATTGACTGGGGAGTTTCTTTCAAATCTCCAGTTTTTGTTGGAACCCCGTCTCTGAGGAATAGATTCTTTTCGTATTCTCTTCTGGAGGTTAGACCAGCAAGAACTTCCAACTGCCCAGTCTTTGCATTCTTTGCCTTGTTGTATTTTAGAAAATTCGCGGCAGCGGTTTCGTAGTCACCAGAATTCAATGATGATAGAATTTCTGATTTTCTAAATCTTCCGCCGCCCAGATTGTATGCAAAGTCAACACATGCGTCAAACATTCCCTGGGTAATGGGTACACGAATGCTATTCTTTACGGCGGGCTCAAACTCGTTCTTTATTCTTTCACGGACATATGCAATGCCAACTTCTCGGGTTATTGCGGGTGTTGATTCTGTGACCGCGACTCCGTTTATAAATGTAGTTCCGTAACCAATTGTCCAGACACCCGCGGAATCTTTGTAGGGAGTTGCCGAGAATCCTTCCTTTCCCTTGAGATATTCTATCAGTGTTTCTGATGTTGTGAATTCAGAAGCTGCTCTTGCGGGGAATGAATTTTGAACTTCCTCGGGTGTCTTCTCTGTTGTTACTGGTGTACCATCTTCTGTAGTGATTGGAGTACCATCAGATGATGTTACTGTTCCTTTAAGTTCATAAGTTTCAAGAACTGTTTGAGTCTTGGATGGAATACCACCCAGAGTACCCACTACAAAGGGTTGCTGGCGATCACTGTCCAGATACTGAATGATTACACAGGTTCCTTCAACCACACCAACAGGGGCGGTACCTATGCCATTCATTGCTCCACTAGTCGTGGGTTGTACTTTATACGCCCAGGGTAGATCCTGTGTTGGCAATAGTGCCTTATCGTGCGTGTGTAACCCCAATACTCTAACACGAACTCTGCCCAACATCAATGGGTCATCTCTATCTTCTACGATGCCGATGTAAAATGCTGGTGTAAATAAATTAGAATTCATGGTTTTGTGCTTGACATGGTATTGACAACGTGTAAAATCACCGTGTACCCCGGAGAATGATTAATATTTCTGATATGAATCACGTATTAGTTCTAGATTGCAGTAATGAGCATCAGAAGATATTTCATGTGACAAAGCAGAAATAAGATATTTACCAGAGAACATTGGGTCATACATCTTATCTATATTTGTTCTGTTGCTTACTTGTTCGTTGGAATAGACCTTTAGATCTATGATATCACCAACCTTGTAACAAGCCCTACCAAATACTTTGATGTTCGTTTTGAACGATTCCGCTCTCTTTATTAGAGCAGCTCTTCTCATGTTCTTATCAAAGGGACCGGGTACAGTATTGGGATAGAGGCTCTTGTGACCAATCTCTGTCATTAGTTTTGCAACTGGAAGAAATATAGTCTGGCTTTTTACTGAGGTTTCTTTGTTTAGTGTGTTACCCTGGAAGTCAGAAGTGGCGTTTCTTTGCAGGAATCTTAGCCTCTTTGTTTCCACATCGTAGTGGTATAGGGCACTTCCGTACATTCCCGTTTCCAGTCTATCGATGTAGTCATACATTCCCTTTGTTGACATATCCAGAACTCGGCTGTATAGACCAGCAGTATCAGGAACGCTCTTTCCATCTGTGTTTGACTCGCGAATTTTCTCGTCACGCACAAACTCTGCTATGGGTGTTTGTTCGTACAGTGAGTCCATGGATACAAAGGCAAACCCGTCTCTGTTTTCAAAGAACACAAAATTTGGATTCTTACGATCATTGTAAGCCTCGCCCGCGAGGTAAAATAGATTTTGCGAAGGGGTCCAGAAATTACTCGTGTATGTACAATTGCTCGTGGTTTGCTCAACGATTATATTGTTCTTGGTATTCAAATACTGATTGGAACTAAGCAACTTCTTTGCTATGTCCGACACCGAGCCTCGGAAAGTCTGGGATATCTTTGTGTTCATGTCCACGAAAGCATCAATTGACATGAACATTAGTTCGATGATGGCATTCTTTTGTTTGAAGTTCTCGATTGATTCAATTTTGTAGATGTGAAATGTCTTTGTGTACTTGAATTCATCTCCTGTGTGCGCGGGTGTTTCGTAGTTTATCTCAATAACTTCCTCGCCCAGAAAGGGCAACAGAGTGTTGATAGCTATGCTATCGGAAAGAATAATACTTCCCGTCACAAATGCACTCATGATATCTTCGTATATTGTTAGGGATACGAAGATTTTTGAAACATCGATAAACTTACCAGACCCGTTTAGAATTCTGATGTAGTTTACTTTTATGTCACCAGGATTTATTACATTCACATCAGATCCTTGAAAT